TGTGTATCAAAGCCTGCTTGTAGTGCTTGCACACCACGGCCTGTTACAACTGATGCGTCAATGTTACCTGAACGAGATTCAGGATAACGAGCACCAAGACGTAGTTCACGCTCTAATACACCAGACTCTGTAAAGACTCCAGGTGGTAGTTCTAGTGGAACACGACGAATACCTTGTGGGTTAGCAGAACGCATAATTGAATCTGGACCAAGTGCCAACTCTTGCACATCCTGTGGAATAGCAATAGGTGCTTGGATAGATTTTTCTGCTGCTTGGATCTGCAATACTGCAAAGCGAGCACGAGCTAGCTGTACAGATAAAACATCATCAAACTGTCCACGTGCTTCACCATCAAGGGAAGAACGCATTACGACAGAACCCATTGGTTTACCTAAGATGTTAGGCGTGCGTGCTAGTACTAAGTTTTTACGCTCTGGTAAGTACAGTAGGTCTTGGTCTTTGTCGTGGTACTTGACCATTGAGATATAAGGAGAAGAAAGAGCGTACTGGTTTTTACCTAGAATTAAATCGTAATACTCTGGGTATTGTGAAGCCAATGTCTCTGCATCGGTAACAATGACCTGAGTTACAGATAACATACGGCCATAACGATCTAACTCTGGGTAGGTACCGAATGGATTGAGCATACGGATACGAGGATTATTGTCCTCAAAGTCCATCTCAACCATACCGATACCAAGACCGTAGGTGTTATACCAGTCTGCTGCTGTGTACATCTGCAGTTGTAGGTCAGAGTTTGTTACATAAAAGTTTGCAATACGAGTTCTAGTATCTGCTGCCTTGCGTGCTGCATCTGAAACCATATTGGTTGCTGAGCAGTTGAAGGATGGCAGTGGTGCCATTGCTTCTGCTAAGTCACGTGCTGCTACGTCAATGAAGTTTGCAACCAGAGGCTTTGGGTATTCCTCTGAAAACATTGCAGGGTATACCTTAGAGATATCTCCCTGACGCACCGAGAGCACATCACGCATACGTTGATCTCGCGCTGATGAGCGAGTACGTAAGCGTGCTAGCTTAGCGTCAACTTCTTTGACTGATAACAATTGAGTTCCTTACCTGATACCTTTGTGATCTATTGTTCTATTGCCAATAGTAATCTTCATCTTTTTAATATCCATACCAGTTTTTTCTGCTGCTTTGACTGACTTAGCCCATTGCTGTTCTAACAAAGCATCTGTCTCTGCGTGCTTGTAAATAGGTGGAGTTGTCTTCTTAACAACCTTTACTGGAACCGCTTTCTTTGTTGGCGTGTAAGTTGCTGGGATTCTTTTCTTAGCAGTAGCCTTTGCAGCAACCTTAGCGACTCCACGTACAACAGAACCAGGACTAATGATTTCGCCCTTTTTAATGTCTCCACGCTTTTTAACTTCTGCAAGAAAAGCATCTTTTTGTTTCTTAGACATTGCCATTAGTAGTCCCTACATTCTTGCAATAAAGTTGCTGTCTGGTGCCTTGCGCTTTTGTGTTTCTGCCTTAGCCTTCTTTTTGCTATCTGAAAATATTTTGTTAATACCCTTTTTAAGTCCTTCTTTTTCTTTTGGACTTAAAGTAGTGCTTTCCTTTGACTTGTTGACCTTGCCTGTAACTTTCTTGGTTGCCTTGTAAAGACCTGGGTACTTCTTGTCAATGGCCTTCTTAGCGCCAGATTCTGCCTTCTTAACACCGGCAGGCGAAGTACGCTTTTGCAATGCTTCTACTGCTGCTGGTCCTGTAAGAGACATAGGCTTCTTCTTTGCTGGCGCTACTAACCTAGTAGCTGGCTTCTTAGGCGCAGGCTTTTTCATATTTGGCATTGTTATCTCCTTATTAGATGAACGTACGGTCTTTTTCTGCGAGCAGTTCATCTATGTTGATAACTGTTCGTTTGCCCTGTTCGTAACGAGACAGGAATGGATTTTTTAGATGGTGTGTCTTGTGCAAACCTTGGTTAAGCATCTCGCGTGCTCTGATCTCACAGAACCATAGAGCCATCACCATATCGGTCTTACCTTTAGTAGTAGGTGACCACGTAATCAATTGCTCGATAAGTGCCTTGACGTTTTCAGTCTGGTCTGAAGGTAAGTGAATTAAATTATCGCGGTGGTGCTTACCGTCGTGTTGCTTGGTGCCAAACAGTGTTGACATAGAAGCAACACCGAAACCGGAGTCCCACTTGTTGGTTCCAGTATGGTGTTCGCGTAATAGAACGCCACGGCTTGCAAGATTTTGGCGGATGCCTTCGTCCTGCGTTAAGAAAGATTGAAAAGCGTTCTTCTCTACTATCCACTCACTAGGCTGGTATAGGGAAGTCCAGTCAAAGATTAGTTGGCGTATCGCAGCAGGCGTTGGCCTAGTGATCTTAATAGCATCAACGATATAGCGTTTATGTGTAGCCCTATCAACAGCGTAACAAACGACGGCTGTATCACCAACCATAGCGGGATCAAGACCACAAATAAAAGAAAAGCCGTTAACATCGCGTGGATGGCCTGGGTTACCAGGAACCAAGCGACCTGCTTTACGCATACCATCTATAGAACCTCGCACACATACCGGATCAAAGATGGCATCATCTGAGATATCTTGTTGTTGATACACCAAAGCCCAGGTACTTGCGTCCATAGCTTGGCGTTCATTGTAAAGGTTGCGACCATTCCATCGTGGATAAAGGCCGTCTTCGTTCTTATCAGATTCCATCTGACCATCAAATGGAGCATCACTTGCAGGCCACAAAGTTTCCCACTTGTCAGGGTCTTCGTGCGTGGTTAAAAGTGCTGGCATAGCCAAGTACTTCCACGGGACCAGTCCACCAGGGTAGCGGTCTTCGTTACGTAGTTCGCGGTATAGGTCCATTGCTGAAACTCTGGTACCAATAACTACAAGTTTACCCGTAGGGTTCAAACGAGAGCGTACGTCCTGGGTCAACCAGCGAATCTGCTTTTCAAACTCGTTAGCGTTCTTTAAGGTAACAGCGTCGTCTACGATAATCATATCTGCACGCTTACCGTAGATCTGACCACCGATACCAATGGCTTCGATGTTTGGATCTTTTTCACTAGACTCACGTAGCTCGGAACCAAAGGTGACGCGGGTGGCCTGCCACGAGGCTGACTTAGAGTTAAACCCTACGCCAGCAGCGTAAGCCTGTTGGAGTGATTCATACATCGGATGAGTCAGGCGTTGCTTGATGGCGTAGAGAAAGTCGGCAGCTAACTGCTGGGTCTGGGAAACAATCAAAACTCTAAAGTTAGGGTTACGTACTACCTGCCACGTTACGTAGTCTACCGTGATTGTGATTGACTTGGCGTGGTTGGGCGGAATGTTAATCAGGATTCTATTACTAGCCAGCCCTGGCTCATACTTCATAGAAGGGTGCATCCAGCCAGGTTCGCGGCCTTCGATCATATCTACCAGGTTTTGCTGGTGTGGGAAGGTCTTAGAGTGCAGGAACTTCTGGCGGAACTCGGCAAAGGTTAAATCGTGGACGTCACCGGAGGCAAAGGACTTGTCCTTCAAACCTAGCCGTGTTCGGTCAACCTTGTCTGTGAAGACCTTATCGGTACGTCGGTAGTACTCGTAAGTCTTAATGGATTTACCAGCTGAGGCACAAGCGGCCTCGATGGTCATACCCTCTGCTACACAGCCAAGGATGATTCTCTTGGCGATGTCGGCACTATTGTCAGCCACGTGATCTCCTAAAATTTATTGGGGACGGGCCGGAATCGGTTTATTTTTATACTAGGCGAGGAAGGTTTTATCTACCAGTAGATAGACCTATCCCCACTAAAAGTACTGGGCAGGTCGGGCTTAACGCCCGAAGGAGCCACAGCGAACTGAGGGGTAAGTCAGTGCTCGGCCTAGGGGCCTCGCTAGAGGCCATACCGTAGCAGCTCAGGGCTTTTCCTATTAAAACCCCTTACTATATATAAGGCAGGAAATTTAACGCATTTCCCGTTTTACAGATGTGACCTTCATCACAGTATATAAAACCGCAGGTCAGAGGCCAGATCAGCTTTCACTTTAGCAAATATTTTTTGTTGGGGAGTTACAGGACCTACCGTGTCAGATTCTTCAACGGGGGGTGTGCGTGAGCGGGCTGAACCCTAACCGTACGGCTAAAGGTTAGACAGTCTGGCGGTTATTGTCTAGCGTGTTAGAAAACTGTACGGGGCGCACTACCTACCCGGCGGGGCATATCCTCTTAACCCTTAGCTAATTAACTAACTGCTTTACCTTGCAGCTGCTAACCCTTGCAGCTCTAGCCCGTGACCTAATGGCCTAGCCGATAACCCGGCCCTATCTCTTCCCGGTAATTCTTTAGGGTTTAGATCCTAGACATAACCGCGCTAACTGTCTACCTTGTTGCCCTAGTAATCGTTACCTAATCGTTACCTAATTAGAGCGGTTAGAGTTGCTTAACGGTATAGTCCTGTAGTAATTTACTCTCATTAGAGCACACCTACCTAACCGCTCTAATAGATTAAGGACTAAATAAATGAAAGTTCTAGCAGCTATCGCAATAGTTACACCGGCCTATCTCTATGCAATTCTTCCCGGCGTAACTCTTACCTATGAAAGCACTATTCTATTTACTCTAATCTCTATGCTATCGGTTAGCGTGCTAGCCGGTATCGTGGCACTAACTAAGGGAGCTAACTAATGACTACAGTAAACAAGCAACTAAGCTGCGCGGATAGAATCAAGGACTCTCTAAAGTCTCTTAACGAGGACCTAACCGCGATGATGAATAACCCTAATCACGATGATTACTTTGATGACCCGGCCCTATCTATTGACACCTTTACTCTCACGAGTGTCTGCCTATCCTATGGCGGTCCTAGTTCATACCTAGAGATTAAGCACGTAGGTAGTGACATCGTAAGCGTTACCTATCGCTTTAGTGACTGGTTCGATACTGCCACTCTGCCGGTTCACGAGGGAGAGCCGGCGTACGAGTATGCCCGTGGCATCGTGGACGGGTTAGAGTAATGAGAGAGCTATCTAAACGCGGTAACCTTGTCGCCGGGATAGCTATCGGCGTACTAATCGCCGGCCTAATCTGGCTTAGCGGTAACCTATGGTGGACGGGAGAGGGATACTGTCCCGGTTCAATGAGTGAGTGTTTAGGCGAAGAGTTCACTAGGTAGGTGACTCGCTTTCTCTTGCTTAGACGGTGAGAGAGGGCGGGCCGGTACCTAGCCGGATAACTAAGAGATAAGGGTTAAGTAATGCTTACAGTAGAAGAGAACAAGATCCAAACCGACACCGTAGAGCTAGACAATAGCGCACTAGTAGAGCTGCTAGAGGGCGCGAGCACTCACTCTAGTAAGGATAAGAGCCTACACTCGCTCAACAGTGTGCAGCTAGAGGGAGAGGGCGCGGGCTATCTCGTGGCCCGTGCCACCGATAGATACCGCTTAATAGAGGGCAAGATAGAGGTAGAGCACGGGCAGTTATCGCCTAGCCTTATCTCTCTCGCTGATGTTAAGCGGGTCATAGAGTTAGCTAAGTCTAACAAGGTCTCACGAGTAACGCTTAACCGTATCGGTGACCTATTGACAGTGAGCGTGAGCGGTAGTTCGATTACCGTGCAGCTGCTAGACGCTAACTATCCTAAGACTTTTGATGACCTATTGAATAAGAGTGAGAGAGAGCAGTTAGGCGGGATCGCATTTAGCCCGGCCCTATTCGCTGACTATGCGAAGATAGCCGGTAAGGGTAACCCGGTAAGAGTAGAGTTCACCGGTGAGCGTACCCCTATCATCATTCACCTACCGATTACTAAAGTAGAATGGCGGGCCTTGCTTATGCCTATGCGTACGATTTAGTAGTGTAGTATCGTGCTCTACCATTACGGTAGAGTCCGGTACTATCTTACTAAATTAGTAGGATAGTTAGACAGTAAAGGGGTTAGCGTAATGATTAAAGTAGACAGTATCGGGCAAGAGTTTTGCTTACCTTGCGCCGATAGTTTAGAGGTAGAGGGCGTAATTGTAGAGCGCGAGGGTAGTTGCGAAGAGTGCGAGGTAACGCGATGACTACACTAGAGAGAGAGCGCGAGATAGCCGGAGCTAAGCAAGATATGCACGGCCGGTATTACGTGCAAGATAGCGAGGGATACCGCAGTTACGGTTACCGTACACACTTTAGCGGGCTATATGTCTGCTATACCGACGGTCACTATTGCGAGTGTGGAGAGGGAGAAGAGTAATGAAGGATAGATACCTAGTAACGCTAGAGATAGAGACTTATGATGGAGATCCTAAGAAATGGAATTGGGATAACCTTTACATAGGGGAAGAGAACATCAAGATAGTTGAAACACAATTCAAGGGTAGAGTACTACCGGAAGAGGGAGAGGGTAATGAGTGAATGGACTAAGTATACTTTTGTGTGTAATGGAGATTGCGACGGGCTATTGGAGTTTACCTTTAAGGACGGCTTTGGCTTTCCTAATGGGGTAGTCCAAGTCAAGTGTCCTTGTGGATCGAAGACCACATACATCTCAATAGAGAACGCAACAGTTACCAAGAAAAGAAAGGCAAGAGTATGAATAACGAATACCTAGCAGCTAAGTTCGACCTATGTATAAATCAAGCTGAGAAGAATCTACAAGAGGAAGAGATAGCGGAAGCTATCAAGAACCTACGCCGGGCCAACTCGGCTATGTCCCGGCTATTCGGGTTCGAAGAAGAGGACGAGAATGAGTAACGTGTACACAATTCATCCGCCTAAGTCTGATCTAATTCTATTCTATGAAGTGGTAGAGCCGGACGGTGATAACACGTGGGGCGGAGCTGATGCTGAGCAGTGTATGCAGTGGCTTACCCTTGCACCTAACGGCAGCAGAGTGCTGGTAAGTGCGTGGGATAGTGATGAAGAGGACGCTCACTTAGTAGGGCAAACCATAGACATAACCGAGATTATTCAGCGGGCAAGGGAGATAGGTAGATGATGTACTGGTTAGGGATAGCTGCGGTGATGGTGGTAGTCTATGTGCTTATAGTGTGGGAGGACAAGATCAATGGAGAGTAAGGAAGTCAGCGGGAAGCAGGCTATTCACTATCGTAATTACCGGAGGGCGAGAGACCGAGCTTTAGTACGCCTGTCTCACCTCTATCCAAACGTATACAGGGACTTATTACTGGAAGAGAAGGAGAGAGATGAAGACGAAGGTAAGAATTGGGTTGCTAGGAATACCCGTGTTAGCGTTACTATGGGTACTCGCTCCGGACCAAAACGCAAGGGAAGAACTACCAAAAGACCTAAGCGTAGTCGAAAGAACAAAAGCTACAATGGAGGAAAAGCGTGAGAACAAGGCACTTGCAGTTAGTTTCCTCAGAGCACTCGGTTACAACGCACAACAGAGAGAGTGTGCGGTCAAACTTTGGACCCGTGAATCCCGCTTCGACCACCTTGCTCGCCCAAGAGACGCTTCGGGCAAACCAAGAAGCTCAGCTTTCGGAATTGCTCAGCTCCTTAGAGAACGTAGTGGAGAACCTGAACTACAGATCCTTCACGCTGTACGATACGTTGAACACCGTTATAGAGGAAGTTTCTGCGGTGCTCTCCGGCACTCAGATAGAGTCGGCTGGTACTGATGAGACTACTTGATCTTTACTGTAAGGCTGGAGGAGCGAGCAAAGGATACGCTGATGCTGGCTTCGAGGTTACTGGTATTGACATCAAGAAGCAGAAGCGTTACCCGTTTACTTTTATACAGGCAGATTGCTTAGAGATACTGCAAGACTTAGATTACTTGCGTACCTTTGATGTGATTGCAGCTAGCCCACCTTGTCAAACACACTCACGCACTCAGCATCTACGCAATGCTCAGGGTAAGAGTACGAACAAAGTAGATCTCATACCTCAGACACGAGAGGCATTGATTGCTAGTGGTAAGCCTTATGTGATTGAGAATGTACCAGGTGCGCCGTTGATTAACCCAGTACAATTTTGTGGTTCATCTTTTGATCTGACAGTACGCAGACATAGACTCTTCGAGTCAAATGTGCAACTAATAGGTTCAGTATGTGACCATAAGAAGCAGGGAAAGCCGGTAGGTATTTACGGATCTATGCGTGATGAGATACCTAAAGGTGGACATACTGCAAAGACTATTGAACAAGCACGTGAAGCAATGGGAATTGATTGGATGATCTGGGGCGAACTTGTTGAAGCTATCCCACCACGCTACACGTGGGAGATAGGTAAGCAACTAATACTTATGATAGACTAATCTTTGTTAGCGTTTCTAACCCTTTCCGCTAGCAAACAAAAAGCCCTCGCCGTAAATGGCGGGGGCTTCTTGCTAGCACTCTACAAGCGGTTGCTTGCCGAGAGTTAAAGCATACACTATCCACCAGTAGAGTAAAACCCTTTACCCTTGAAGGTGATAGCGGGCGAGTCCCACTTGCGTATCATTGGGACGTGGCAGTCAAAGCAAGAGGGTTCGCGTGGGTCCTCGTGGATAGATCGTTCAATAGTTAATTCACTGTTGCAATCAGGGCAACGATAGTCGTACTGCATTAGAGCTGCACCGCTTCCTCTATGGGTAGATAACCTACTAACTTCTCAACCTTTTCAACCCTGTCAAACTCAGTTGTCGCAGGCATCTGGTGATTAAACCATACTGGTTCTGGTAAATCCAATAGGTCGAAGGAGAAGATACCGGCAGGGGTAGAGTTAATGTAGAAGGGAACAAGGTCACGCTCTGCTGCTTGTGTGATGAGCTTGCGATACTTCATCTCTTCAATCAGCAAGGTATTGTAGTGTACAGCCCTGCACTTTAACTCTATGTAGTGGCCTGCTTGCTTGGAGATACAGTCATAGGCATCATAGATGCCCTCAGACTTTACTAAATCTGGGTACAAACTCTCACGCAAGAAGGTAAATAATAACTCTTCGTTCATTGCCAGGGACTAACCCCGCCAAGATTATCCTGCAACCTACGCAAAGCCTGCGAACATCTACGGTCTGCGGTAGAGATGGCACACTCTAGTACCTGTGCTATCTGTTGCAGGGTAAAGCTCTCGTGATGACGCATACGCAAGAGAGCCTGGTCCTCTTGGTCTAGTTTAAGAAAGCCCTTCTTGATGTCAATGAGGTTAGCAAGTAGGTTGCCACCTTCTGCTGGTGATGATGAACCTTTAGGTTGCCCGTCTCTAATCATCTCTTGTGCTTGTTCTAATACTGTGCCATCTATGACTGATGCAATAACAAAGGGTAGCAACTGACCAAGGGTAGCTGACTCGTAGTAGGCTTCATCATTAGTTTGATAGCCAGACTTAGCAGCCTTCTCTTTGCGTGCATAGCGTTCTCCTGCACGCTTCATCTGCCAAGCAATGCGTTGTTCGTTGTGTCTGCGTCGCTCTTCGATAGGTTCCATTAGATCAATGATGTGATCTTCTAC